TAATAACATTGGTGATAAGTTTTTATTTGAATTAAATCTGTCAGGTATATCTCACCCTTATAGTGGAGCAGTTATTTTGGAATCACAATTAGATCCCAACTTATTCCCTCTAACAGGAACAACAGATTACTCATATCAAAATGGAAAAACATTTTGGGGGTTATACAATATCGGTTATGAATATTATGATTCAAATGGACAACAACTTGTAAATTTTGATACAACACCATTAGTTCAATTTACACCATCATCAGCTACAACAACAGGAATACAATACAATCCTATACTACCTTATTTTGATTTCAGTGGAACTCCACTTAATGACTATTACTTTAAGCCAACAATACAAGTCCGTGAATTGTATTCTCAAATTTTAGCAGATGCTGGTTATGAGTTGGAATCTAACTTTATGGATACAGCATACTTCAAAAGATTTTATGTTCCACAAAAGTTTTTAGATGAGACCATATATCCAAAGAATGCCTTACCAGCTTGTTATACATTTACAAATGCTGTAATCAATACAGATCCATCAACACCACAATGGGTAAATCCAATATCAGGTGTTACTTGTAATGACTTAGGTTTTTCAGGAACAACAACTGGTATAACGATTAACGAAGAGTTTGCTGAACAATACCAATATAGATTTACCTTTACAGTAAATCCAACACAGGAGTGTGATTACTCGTTAGCTGAATACCCTTATGCTGTTTTATATTTCTACGATGGAATAACAACAGAGGTGATTTATTCAAATACATTCTGTGATAACACACCAACAACAGTCAGTGTGGATAGATCCTTAATCATTACAGGGACATCTACATTTGGATTCTTCTTCTTGGGTGAGTATTCTAACATAACAAACTATAATCAACAAATTATCAATCCTCCAAGATTTATTCCAACAGGATCAACGATTGATTATGCTGCAGAGTTCCCAACCAATGACTACAAACAAATTGATTTCATAACATCAATCAACAAGTATTTCAACATGATTGTTGTTCCAAATCCAGAATCTCCACAAAGATTAATTGTTGAACCTATCGTGGATTATATTGGAAAGGGAAGGACATTAGATTGGACAACCAAAGTTGATTTTAGTCAAACACAAAATCTTATTCCAACATCAGCATTGGTGAATGGAACATTGGAATTTGAGTTTAAGAAAGATCAGGATTATGCCAACGATGATTTCTTTAAACAAGCCAACAGAGTATTTGGATCAGACAAGTTTAACTTGGGATTACAATATAAGAACGAGACAACAAAGTTTGATACAATGTTTAGTTCCCCAATTGATATTACAGTAGATAACGCATATGTGCCACTTATTACTGTATCATCAATGTCAAAGCTACAAACAGTAGATCAATCGGGAACTACAATACAGACATTTAGACCCTTCAAAATTCTACCCAAATTAATATTTAGAGGATTAACCTTACCGAATGATAACTACGGATTTATCGGGGGAACAGGGACAACAACAGGATCTTCAAGTTGCACCAGTGGAATTACTTTTACAACAAATATAGCAGCACCATTTTATTATGATGATTGTTTCGGTGTTCAACAAGTTTATTATGCATCAGCAGGATCAAATACAATACCAGGTTGTGCTGACCCATCATCAGTAAGACCACCTCTAATATTATTTCCATATCCTGTATACTCAATTACAAATTCAGGAACAACTTGTGGAACGGTAGTTGAACCATCAAAATACCAATACTATTATATTGAAGAAGCTCAGTTAGATAGATTCCAAAACTTAAATAGATTTACAACATATCCATTTAACTATAATAACTTCAGTCATTATTGTAATTACAGAGGAGAGGATAGAACAAATGTAACAGCCAGAGAGTTTTTATTTGAGAGTGAGGATCTATACGACATTTACTACAAACCTTATGTTGATGATTTAACAAGTGAGGAAAACAAAATATACAATTGTAAGATATATCTATATCCACAAGATATTCAGGGATTAAGATGGAACGAAAAGATCTTAATTAACAATACTTATTTCCGTATTAATAAGATTAATAATTTCAATATTCTTGAACCAAGTATTTGTGATCTTGAATTGGTTAAATTAACAAGAGATTATGAAGGACATAGAGTTCTTTATTATGATTTAACCCCATGTTCAGGTGGAACAACTTTACATTCCAACTCTGACTTGATGTATCACTTATATGCTTATGCAGGAAATTATGTTACATTATTCCGTGACGACTTAACTCCATTGGGTTGTCATGAAGTATCAATTGGAACTTACAATCCAAATGATACTTACGAACATTATTGGTTAGGTTCAGGATTCACTTTCAATGGTGTTAATGTATATGACAATTGTGGATGTTCAGCTAAAACACAATTTGATGTTGTTCAAGAACAACCAGTAACACAAATATTATTCTACTATAACGGAGTTGAATGTAGTTCAGGTGGAACATATACATTCTCTTCAACACAATCAGATCTTGATACAACAGGATTGGTATATCAAATTAGAAATACACTAACATCAGATGTGAAATGTATGTCAGCTGTAACATCAACTTATACACAAATTGCACAATGGGAAAAGATTGCTGATTTCAGTGACTGCTTCTTCTGTAATCCTGTTTATGATCCTGATGCTCAAGTTTATCTTGAAGCTGTAACAGCTGCTGGTGGAACATTGAATCAAACAATTTCAGGAGCAACCAATCAATTATTCATTGATCTGAAAGGTCAAGGATTATATTCTAAGATGAGATCGTTCTATCCAATGATCGGTGGAACATCTGCTTCAATTGCGATAGATGCATACGATCCTGGCACTGGTTCTGATATTACTTGGTCAGGTGGATGGACATTCAATGCATCAGGTGCAACATCTAATGGAACAAATGCTTATGGTGATACAAATGTGCTTTCATCAGTTCTTACATTAAATGATCTACACTTGTCAGTTTATATGTTAAACAATACGGTTTATACTGGCAGTGGTAAAACATATATCGGAGCATCTAACTCAACACAATACAATGTTATTGCACAAGAAGGAACACCGAGAGAGTTCTATGGTGTTTCAAGCTCAGGTGGAATAACAACAACAGGAAGTCCATTACCTCAAGGTATGTATTGTATATCAACAACAGCAAATACAAGCCAAAACTTGTATAGAAATGGAACACTTAGAACAAATAATACAGGATCAGCTGTGGCAGCGATCAATCGTTCATTGTATATCGGAGCTATGAACAATAATGGAACAGCCATCCAATACTATGACAACACATTTAGTTTCGTAACAATAGGTGCTGGTCTGAATCAAACACAGGTTACTAACCTATACAATATAATCCAAACATTTAACACAACATTAAACAGAGAAGTATAATTATGAGCTGCACAACATACATTCATAACGGACCGGTAGGGGCTACAAAAACAATTTCAGGAACAACTTGTTTCGGAACTGTTGTTAACACATCATTAACCTTTGGACAATCCATTTGCATGGATGACACAAAACCGATCATAAATTTAAATGATTTGGAAATAAGTGGATCATGTTTATCGGTTACGCCAACACCCACAGTAACTCCACCATTTTCATATTGTATATTCTCTGCGAGAACATATGAGACAGCACCATTCCAATGTCCTAATGATGGTCTTATGTATGAAGATATCTATGGAACTATAAGATTAGATATAGGTGTTAATAACGATTATCTAACTGATAACCACCCAACCTTAATTTTTACTTTTACTAATGGAACACAATACCAACAAGTAGAAGCTCTACCAGGACAAGCGTTCGTTGAATACTCTTATGTTAAAAAAGATTTTAAATATACATCTACAGGTTGTGTTGAGACAACCTATCCTGATTGGTATCTATTCACAGGTTTCAATGCAACACAATGTGCCTTCACTCCAACCCCCACTCCAACTATGACACCTTATCCTGTTTGTCCTGAACAATTAACGGTTAGCAATATTAATCCTATTTATTCAGGAGCAACTGGTGTTTATACAAGAACTTATACATATTCTGGCGGATCATTCAATTATGGTTTCTTAACAGGAAACACCGCTGGTTTAACATTTATAACAGGTCCTGATAGTGTAGGTAATAATGCGATTGTTTATGAGTATTATAATTCTTCATTGAATGAATATTATCAAATAATTGCATTTTCAAATGCTTCACCAATACAGATCCAAACATATACATTATGGAAAAGTAATGGAGGATTTCTAAGTATGGGTTATCAAGGAACAATACCACCATTTCCTTTAGATTTAACACCTATAATAACCACAGGTGGAATTTCTTATCCGAAAAATGGATTATTTGAATTCTATGATTTTTATATTGCATATCCACCTCTTTGTCCTACAGCTACACCTACGCAAACACCCACTCAAACACAAACACGCACACCCACAGTAACACCAAGTAATAGTCCAACACCAAGTATTACTGCATCTAATAGTCCAACACCGAGTATCACTGCATCTCAAACGCAAACACGCACACCGACGCAAACTCCTACGAAGACAACCACACCAACGAAGACACCTACGCAAACTCCAACCCCTTCCAAGACAGCAACTTTCTATCATTATCAAATAAGATTCTACGCTCAACCAGTTCCTCCATCAGGTTCTTGTGTTGTTGGAAGTTTATCAAATATTAAATCAGTATATCCTTTGACTGTTGGTTTGTATTACTATACAGGCGGAGGATCAAGTCCTTGTAATGTATATCGTATTCAAGGAACTGTAACACCATCATCATCACATGGTTTATTATATCTACAAGGTGGATATAACAGTTGTCTTGTAGCTTATAATAATTGTAACACTTAATAAAATGAACCTATGGAAATAAAGATATTTTTAGATAACGAACAGATTGAATATACCGACCTGTTTGAAAACAAGATAAATCAATATATGGATCAGTTAAAAGATTCTTTACCAACATTGGTATCAGGACAAAACATAACTGACTTAATCAACCAATATACAAATGGCAACATCTAAAAAAATACAGTTAGTTTTTGATATTAATTCCAACGATGTAACGATAGCAACGGACAAAACCCTATCGCTCACCCAACAAGTTAGAATATTCAAAAGAGAACTACAAGGCATACCTGAGGGAACAAGGGAATTTGAAATTGTTAGAAATAAAATTAACGATACCAGTGATTCATTGGCGAGAGTTAATACAAAATCTGGTGAGTTCTTCAATACCCTATCATTACTACCTGGTCCTATTGGTGATGTGTCAAATCAATTAGATAACTCAATTGGTTTATTAAAGACATTCTCAGGGTTCTCATTGAAAGATGTTGGTAATCAATTTAAAGGTCTTATTAATGACCTCGCAGGTATCTTTGATAACTTCACCGGTCTTAATAAAAAAGCAAAAGAATTAGCTGATACAAATGTAGATCTAAGGGATTCAACTGCTAATGTTTCTACATCAACAAAAGAAACATCATCAGCAATAAAAGATTTAAATGCTACGACAGGTGCTCAAATTCAAGGTAATATACAAGCAGCTCAATCCACAAAACAATTAACTTCTGCATTAACATCACAAGAAGATGTAAGTCAGGCAGTAATTGACGCACAGAGATCTTATGTTCAGGGATTACAAGATAGGAAAACTGAAATTCAAAGTAACATAACCGCTGATAAAAGTTTCAATGATTTAACAAAGGAACAAAAGGCTGAATTAGCATCTTTGAACAATCAAATTATCAAGGGTAGTGAGAATCTTAGAAAGTTAGAGGGTGCAAAACAATTAAATAACAAAACAACTCAAACTAATACAACAGCTACAAAGGCTAACACAGTAGCCGTTGCAGGTCAAACAGCAGCTGAAAATCAGAACACAGGAGCTTTAGTAGGTAATACCGCAGCGGGAACGGCTAATGTCGTAACAACAGGGGCAGTTACTGTCGCACAAAGGGTGGCAACAGTAGCAACAAGAGTTTGGACAGGAGCACTTATTACATTAAAAGCAGTATTAGTTTCATTGGGTATTGGATTATTAATTCAATTATTATCAACAGGAGCATCTCTATTAATTGATTATTTTAAAGGGACAGAAAAAGCAGCTGAAGGAACAGACAAAGCGGCAGCAGCAAATGATAGATTAGCTAAGGCTCAGGAGGCTGTAAGAAAGTCAACTGAGAGAGGAATCAGCACAATTGAAGCTGAAACAAAAGCTCAAGTTACAAGAGCAAAGATTGCAGATAAAACTGCTGAAGATATATTCCGTATTGAACAGAATGGTCTCAATAGAAGAATTGCTTTATTGGAACAAGCCAATAAGAAATTAAAAGGGGCTGAACAAAACTATACAGATGAGATTATAAAACTTAGAAGAGAGTTTGCTCAGAACCAATTAGATTTCCAATTAGAACAACAAAAAGAAAGAGAGAAAAGTCGTAAAGCAGAACTTGATGCAGCAATCAAATTAGAGATTGATAAAGCAGACACTGATAAGGAAACATTACAAAGATTACTCAAGGAGAGATTAGATCTTGAATTGAAAGAACTTGGTAATAATGAAAATCAAAAAGAATTAGCTCGTCAGGAATACGGTAGAAAATTAGATGAGGCAATTGCGGCTGATGAGAAGAAAAGAAACGATAGAAGATTAAAGGAGTTAGATGCTGCCGCTCAACTTGAAATAGACAAGAGAGATACAGATCTCAAAACCCTTCAATCTTATTACGATGAAAAATTAAAAATTGAATTACAGAACGAAGAGTTATCTGAAGCTGAGAAACAAGCTCTTAGAGAAAAGTATACCAAGTTAGCTAATGAAGCAATTAATAAAGATACTCTACAAAGATTACAGACAGAACTTGAAGCTAATAGAGGAAACTACAGAGAACAACTTAGAATATACGAAGAACTACAAACAGCTTTAACAACAAGTTTAAATCTTAATGAACAAGAGAGAGCCTCTTTGATTAAACAATATCAAGATGCACTTTTACAAACCTTAGATTTATCTTATCAGAACCAAGTAGATGCTCTGAATGTAAATTATGATGAGTTTAGAAGATTTGATAAAGAATATTTTGACGGACAAAGAGCAGCACAAGCTCAATATCAACAAGAATTAGATGATCTAAACAAGAAGAAAACTATCAGTGATCAAGAATATTTGTCAAGATCATTGAAACTTTCAAAGGCTCGTAGGGACATTGATTTACTTGAGAGAAAAACAAAACAAGAAACAGTTGCCGCAGTGGGTGATGCATTCGGTAATTTATCTAAGATTGTTGGTGAGGATACAAAGGCTGGTAAAGCTTTTGCAATTGCTAAGACAACGATAGATACTTATTCATCTGCGGTAGCAGCTTATAGAGCATTAGCGGGTATTCCTGTTGTGGGACCAGCACTCGGAGCAATAGCAGCCGCAGCAGCTGTTGCAGCAGGTATTGCGAATGTTAAAAAGATTGTTTCAGTTCAGGTGCCAACCGATAGTGGTGGATCTGGTGGTGGAGAGGGAGCAACACCCCCACCTCCTCCGATACAAGTTAATGCTGTTAAGAGAGCACAGGGTGGTATGATACTTGGACCAGGTGGACAACAATCAGATTCAATTACAACAGCACTATCAAGTGGTGAGTTCGTTGTAAATGCGAGATCAACAAAGTTATTCGGTCCATTATTGGATACGATAAATTCATATGGAGCATTACCTCAATTTGCAGCAGCTGGATTGGGAGCACCAGGAACAAACAATATGAGAGAATCTAATGACAATATTGGTCAGATGATTGCTGAGAGTATTTCACAATCACCAATTAGAACTTATGTTACAGGTCAAGAAATATCTAATCAACAACAGTTTGATAGAGTAATCAAACAAAGATCTCTCATTTAAAAGTGGTATAAATTAATAAATTAAATATTTACAGATAATGGATTCAACCAAAATTATTGAATTATTCATTGATGATGATTATGAAGAAGCCGGTATTGAGGCGATTTCATTAGTATCAAGACCAGCTCATGATGAGCCTTGGATGGCATTTAATTCCCAACTACAGAAGATGGAAGAAGAGGAAGAGATGAATCCATATACAATTGTTGAAGATGATTTCTGTCAAAACAATCCAAAGTTAGATGAATTAGGTGAGAAGTATTCCACCCTTATTAAAGAGGGTTGGGAAGTTGTTAGAGTTGAGAAGATGACCCCAACGATGGTATATTCAATGCAACAACAAAAGTTCTCAAATCCAAATGCCGATTCACAACTTGATACAGAAGAGATAAGAGTAAGATATAAGTATGTAGGTCCAAGAGATGATGATAATAGAAAGTTCTGTGCTGACATGTTACAAAAGAATAGAGTGTATACCATAGAGGATATTGAAAGATTATCAAATCCTGAATTTGGTTCATACAATATCTTTTTGTGGAGAGGATCATTTAACTGCAGACATGCATGGGTTAGATTGGTCTATAAGAAACAAGGAACAATTGTTAATAAAGCCAATTCAACTACTGGTTTAATTACCAGTGATGTTGTTATCGGACCTGATACAAGAAACAACGCAACAAGAAGAAACCCAAGCGAAAGTGATTGGAGACCAGGTGAACCAAGAACGGGTCAAGCATTTGGTAAAGATGAAGAAATGGCTGGTTTAGAAGATGCTTGTTGGGAAGGATATGAAGCAATTGGAACGAAAATCTTGGATGGTAAAGAAGTTCCAAATTGTGTTCCAATTAAGATGACAGAAGATGACTTTGCAGAAAGTATTTCTGACTATCCCGAAGGTGTTAAAGATGCTGCTGCGAGAGCAGTTAAATATGCTGACGAAAATGGATGGGGATCTTGTGGAACAGCTGTAGGAAAAACTCGTGCTTCTCAATTAGCCAATGGTGAACCTATTTCTGTTGATACAATCAAGAGAATGTATTCTTATTTGAGCAGACATAAGGCTGATCTACAATCATCAAAGTCATATGAAGATGGTTGTGGAAAATTAATGTATGATAGTTGGGGTGGAGAACCAGCACTTAAATGGGCTGAGAGAAAATTACAACAACTTGAAAAGCAGAAGATGACTTTTGCCTATGATGAAGAAAAGAGAATCTTAATTGGAGCTGCAATGGTGCCAAATAGAATGATTCATCGTTATGATCAGTTAGGTAATTTATACTATGTATTCTTCTCAAAGAAATCTATCAAGAAGATGGCTGATAAGTTCTTAAAACAAAAGAGAACAGACGAGACATCAGTAGAACATAATGGAATTAAATTAGGTGCTGACAAAGTTTATATTACTGAATCATGGGTATCAGAAGATCCAGTATATGACAAGTCAAAGAAATACGGATTTGAATTACCAGAAGGAACTTGGTATGTGGCAATGAAGGTTGAAGATGACAAGATATGGAAAATGATTAAAGAAAAATCTCTTACAGGTTTTTCTGTTGAAGGATTATTCGCAGAGAAATCTATATTCTCAAAAGAGGACAAACAAATAAACCAAATAAAAAGTATACTTAAATCAATTAACGATGAATAGTAAGCAAGCAATTGACAAGATTATGAAGATACTTAATTTGACTCCACAAAAGTTTTATGAGGCTAAAACCGCACAAGGTATGGCTGTTAAGATTGATGGTGAGTTGGAATTAGGTGCTCCAATCTATGTCGCAACAGAAGAAGGTATGATTCCTGCACCAGACGGGTCTCACATGCTTGAAGACGGATCTGAAATAGAAGTATCTGATGGTAAAATATCTAAGATTAAGGTAGGTAATATTGAATCTGAGGTAGAAGAACCAGAAGTATCTGAAGAAGATATGTCTCAAGTTGAGTTAGAGTTCGGTGATGTTAAGTTGAAAGATGGTGGTATTATAAGAATGGAAGGCGAAGAACCAGGTGTTGGTATCTTAGTTAAGAAAGTTTCTTATGATGGCACATTGACAGCTTTACAGGATGGAGAATACGAAACTGAAGGCGGAAAGGTAATTTCTGTTGTAGGTGGAGCAATCTCAGGATACCAAACAAAGGCTGAAAAAGATGCACAAGGTGGCAAATTTACAATCGCTGAATCAGCAGAAGGAGCAAAATTGGAATCCCCAACATTTGATGTAGGTGAACCAGTTGAGGTCGTGTCTGAAGGTGGTGAAAAAACACCAGCATTAGATGGTGAGCATCAAGTAGTTCTTAAAGACGAAAGTGGAAACGAAAACAAAATCAGATTTACAACCAAAGACGGCGTTATTACTGAAAGAAGTAATGTTGAAGAGGAAAAAATGTCTGAAGAAAAGATCGCAGAAATTTTCGCATCGGCTCTTAGAAAACTTGAAGATAAGATTGATAGAATTGTTGTTAAGCAACAAGATCTTGAAACATCTTTCGGAAAATTCTCAAAGGAACCAGCAGGTCAAAGAGTATTCACTCAAAAAACCATAACAGAAAAAGCGTTTGAACCAAATTCAAGAATGGATCAATTCAAAAAGCTTAGAGAAGTTCTTTCTCAAAACTAAACTAAAAATAAAACAAATACAAAAATGAAAAAAGGATTAGTAAAATCAAAGTTCAACTATGACTTAGGCGGATTGTCTGCATATGTTGATCAACTTTCATCTGATATTATTTCGGAAGCAGTATTGTCACCAGTTACAATGAAATATTGTAATGTTGTTCCAGGTATCAAAGGAACACAAAATGTGAATTTGCTTTCTGAAACTATTTCAGTGCAAACAGGAACAACTTGTGGATTCAATGACGCAGGTGATGTAACATTTACAGCAGTTCCATTAGCTGTTCAAAGCTTAAAGGTGAATCAATCTTTATGTCTTGAGCAATTAAACACATTATGGTTAGGTCAGTATTTAAATGCTGGATCTTACAACGAAACAGCTCCATTTGAAGCTGCTATCACAGATTTACAAACTAAACAAATCAAAAGATACAATGAAGATTTAATTTGGGGTGCATCAAGTGCTACTTCATCTTTCTCAGGTTTCAAAGAATTATTAGCGAATACTGCTGGTGTTGTTAAGTTAACAGGTGCAACTGCATTATGTTCTGTAACAGGTTCTTCTACACAACAACAAGCGTATAATGTTTTAACTCAAGTTGATAACATCATCGCTCAAATTGATAGAAACATCTTC